GAAAAATAAATGATTAAGAAACATTATTATAGTTGGCAAGACGTAGAACGCATGTGTGTCAGTATTGTTAATCAGATGTATGCTGACAATTGGCGTCCTGATTACATTGTAGGTATTACCCGTGGTGGTAATGTACCTGCTACTATTATTTCAAACATGACTGGCATACGTTGCGAAGCAATTAAAGTAAGTTTACGTGATGATACTAGTGAAAGTGAAAGCAACTGTTGGATGGCCGAAGATGCATATGGTTATGTATCGAACCCCGGACCAAGTGCTGGACCACATCATAAAAATATTCTAGTTGTAGACGACATCAACGATACAGGTGCTACATTTAATTGGATTACACAAGATTGGAGAGCAGGTTGCTTGCCTGATGATCCTAAATGGGATAATGTGTTTGGCAAAAATGTTCGTTTTGCTACACTAACAGAAAATTTAGCAAGTGACTTTGATAAAGTTAATTATACATGTCACGAAGTAAATAAAGCGGATGAGGATGTATGGTTAGTATATCCTTGGGAAAACATAGGAACATATTAGAAAGGAGACTTATGTTGAAACAGCAAATGATCGAAGCGGCAAGAAAACATGCCGAAGCAGAGGTTCTATTACACAAAACTAACATTAATGTGTATATGGAAAAGGTTGTAGGCATTGGCGAGCATTCAGATATTATTGAAACAATTCAAAAAGAATTGGATGCTATGGCTACTGCTAATGACAGACTTGAAATGTTAGACAAATATTTTAATGACTAAAACAGACCTAGATGCATACATAAATGATTGGGTTAATAAACTTAATGATGCAAACATTTGTCCGTATGCAAAGTCTGTACACGATAACAGCAAATTAAAAGTAATAAAGTTAGAGCCCCCAGAAGATGTATATGAATTCTGGAGGGCTGTTTCTGAACAAGCAGAACTATATGATGGATCTATTGAAGTTGTTATGGTAGCTATGCCTACTAATAAAGACATAATAACAATAGATCAAATGATTGGAGCAACTGATAGTTTAAATGGTTTGTATAATCACAAAGGCAAGGACTTATGGTTCTTAGATGCGTTTGATGATTATTGGACTATTATGTTGTTACAGAAAATCACAGCACTAGATGATGCTAGTGATATCTTTCAAAAGAAAGAATACTACAAAGACTACCATCCTTATAGGTATAAAAAATACATAAAAGGAAGAAAGAATTTACGTAATAGGTTGACAAAAACCTAAATAAAGTATATAATATAACTAATATTGGCAATCCACTGCCTAAACATCGGAGAATAAAATGAGTAAAAGTGAACAGATAAAAGCCCGCTTAGAAGAAGCAAACGTTCGTTATTGGGCAGGCGATAATATTTCAGAAGTCTTACAAGAAGGCGATAAAGAAGAACTGATTGAAGAAGCCACAAGTGCTTTTGAAAATGTGTTAGACAAACTTCTAATTGACAGACATAATGATCCTAACAGTATGGGAACTGGTAAACGTCTTGCAAAGATGTATATCAACGAACTAATGGCAGGACGTTATGACCCAATGCCTAAGGCAACTGCATTTCCAAATGACAGTGCATCACGTTACGAAGGTATGCTTGTTGTTAGAAGTGAACTTACAAGTATGTGTTCACATCATCATCAGATTGTAAGAGGCGTAGCATACATTGGCATTATTGCCGCAGACAAACTAATTGGCTTGTCTAAGTATACACGTATTGCACAATGGTGTGCTGAACGTGGTACATTGCAAGAAGAACTTGCTAACGATATTGTTAGAGAGATTCAAAAGGCAACAGGTGCAGAACACTTAGGTGTTTATGTTCAAGCAACACATGGTTGCGTTGAAAACAGAGGTGTTAAGGCACACAGTAGTCTTACACAAACAACTGTACTTAAAGGTGCATTCAAAGACGATGCGGCTACTAAAAAAGAGTTTATGGATAATATTAAACTACAACAACAGTTTGCATGTGGAGCGTAATATGATAGAAGCACCAGTATTTGAAAAGGGTTATCCAGACTATGATGCAGTTAACAGAAAGCCAGCAATGAAACTAAGATATTCAGAAGCATTTTACAGTGTACAAGGTGAAGGAAAGTTTGTAGGAGTACCTAGTGTGTTCTTGCGTACATTTGGTTGTAACTTTCGTTGCATGAACTTTGGCTTAACAAATGAACCAATGCGTGATGAAAAACAAAAGGCTGGTATTATCCGTAATCAGGAAGTACAAGATTTGTTAGACGCTGGCGTACATGAAACTACAAAAGAGTTTAACGATTTACCTATCATACACACAGGCTGTGATACATATGCTAGTATCTATCCTGAGTTTAAGAAGTTTAATAAACAAGCAACTGTAGACGAAGTAGTTGAACATTTGCTTTCACTTACTCCTAACGGTAAGTGGGTACAGGACAATGGTCAAGATGTACACTTGATCATGACAGGTGGTGAACCGTTGTTAGCGTGGCAACGGCTTTATGTAGAGCTGTTTGAACATCCACGTATGCAGGACTTAAAAAATGTTACATTTGAAACAAACACTACACAATCTTTACACGACGATCTCTTTGAATATCTCACAAACAATGACAGGATTACAGTCACATGGTCTTGTTCCCCGAAACTTAGCGTTAGCGGAGAACCTTGGGATACTGCTATTAAGCCTAGTGTGGCTCGCGAGTATACTACTGTTGACGGTAGTGACATCTATCTTAAGTTTGTTGTCGCTACTCAAAGCGACTTTGATGAAGTTAAAAAAGCTGTGGACGCTTACAGAAGTGCCGGGGTGGAATGTCCGGTATATCTTATGCCGTTGGGTGGACGCAGTGAAGAATACACCCTCAACGTTAAAGACGTGGCGGAAGCATGTATGGCAGAAGGATGGCGATTTACCCCTAGACTCCATATCAGCCTATTCGGAAATGCCTGGGGAACTTGATATGTATAAAAGTAAAGATACAATATCTGATAAACAAAAAGAACAATTAAACAAAGCAATGAAGGCACCTATTGATCAAGATAGGATTAGAAAGGCAGGATGGTAAAATATGTGGGATAAAATAAAAAACACTGTAAGTAAATTACAAGGTAAAAAAGAAGAAACAGTAACAACTAACGAAGACAAACGCAGAGCAATTCTTGCAAAAGAAAAAGAAGATGCAACAGCAAAAGGGGAGCCTTGGGTAGCTGTGTTGGATACACAACTTAATCCAGACAACATTAAGAACGGGTTCTTTGAGCTCGATTGGAATAACCAGTTTATTGAAGAACTACTTGATGCAGGATACACTGGTGAAACTAACGAAGAAATTGTAGACGGTTGGTTTAAAACTATTGCTGTACAAATACTAGGTGAACAAGGTGTAGAGACAGCAAGAGATATGGGTTACATTAATGTAGTACCAATTGACAAAGATAAATCGGAAGTTTCCTAATGATGACCGAAAAACAAGTTAGATCAGAATACAGAAAAATAAGGAAAGATGATCCAACATTTGCAGAATGTTGGCCGGACACAGATAGATCATTTTACGAATGGTGTTCGCAATATTTAGATTACCAGCATATAAGAGATTCTGATGCGTGACGATTTAATGGTACAACAGCAAGTAGACAGTATATGGCAACACATGGTTGGTGTCATTTGCTTAAATTGTACAAACCGTAAACAAGTAAAAAGAGTATTACCTTTGTTATTTGGTATTTGTCCTACACCAGTACACTTAATAAATACTTCACCAAACACAATTAAAATGATTATCCAAACTTTGGGTATGGTAAATGTCCGTTATAAGCGTTTACGCAAGATGTCAGAAGATTATTTGACATGGAACGGAGATGATGCTACAGATCTATATGGTATCGGTAAGTATGGTAGTGATAGTTATGAACTGTTTTACAAAAAAAGAGTACCAGATAATATCGGTGATCACGAATTAAAGCGTTATGTAGATGAAGAATTTAATGCTTGACACAAGCCAGATCTGGTGCTATAATAATACTATAAATTATACAAAGGCAAACTAATGGCAACTTATATTCTAGTAGATACAGCTAACACATTCTTTCGTGCTAGGCATGTAGTACGTGGCGACATTGACACTAAAATTGGCATGGCATTTCATATAACACTTAGTGGTGTTAAAAAAGCATGGCGTGACTTTGATGCTGATCATGTTGTGTTTTGTTTAGAAGGTCGTAGCTGGCGTAAGGACTTTTACGAACCTTACAAGCGTAACAGACAAGAAAGTCGTGATGCACTTACTCCTTCGCAGGCAGAAGAAGATAAAGTGTTTTGGGAGTGCTTTGATGAGTTTAAGGACTTTGTTACAGACAAGACTAACTGTACTGTTATGCGACATCCTGAACTAGAAGCAGATGATCTTATTGCTGGTTGGGTGCAAGCACATCCTAACGATAACCATGTTATTATTAGTACTGACGGCGACTTTGCACAATTAGTTGCACCTAATTGTAAACAGTATAATGGTATACAGAACGTTACTATTACACATGAAGGCTATTTTGATGACAAAGGCAATCATGTAATTGATAAGAAAACTAAAGAAGCAAAGCCTGCACCTGATCCTGCATTTATGTTGTTTGAAAAATGTATGCGTGGTGACACTAGTGATAATGTGTTTAGTGCTTACCCAGGTGTACGTAAGAAAGGCACTAAGAACAAAGTAGGACTTATCGAAGCATTTGCAGATAAAGACACTAAAGGCTATAACTGGAATAACATGATGTTACAGCGTTGGACTGATCATGAAGGTGTAGAGCATCGTGTATTAGATGACTATCAACGCAATGTTACATTGTGCGACTTGACCGCACAACCCGGCAACATTAGAAGTATTATTAACGACACAATTGAAGAACATATGACTCCTAAAGAAGTACAACAGGTTGGTATGCGTCTTATGAAATTCTGTGCTAAATGGGATATGCAACGTATTGCAGACCAGGCACAAACATTTGCAGAACCATTACAAGCGAGGTATCCAGCATGAAAGCAAAAGAAATAGTAAAAAACAAATTTTGGATCTTATCTAATAACAGTGAGAATGTAGGAACTATTAGTTTCAATGACGAGCAATATATGCTTAGTGATTCTAAAGGAAGTAGATTTTTTAACGATACGCTGGAAATACAAGAATGTTTGCAAAGCAAAGTTAGTTGGCAAGACTTAGCAATTAAAGAAGTTGTGCCAGAAAAAATTGTTAATACATATCCAACTAGTTGTTTGCCTTACAATGATATGTATGACGTAAAACGTAAATTGCCATTATTTACAAAGAGCAAAAAAAGTAAAAGTTTATACTGTGCAGGATATTATACAATACGTTTTGAAAAGGGTTGGGTTAAAAGTTTTTGTCCTAAACTAATAACTATAGAACGTTATGACTATAGAGGACCATTTAAAACTGAACTAGAAATGAGAACGGAGTTATCACGTGTCAACACAAAATGAGCCGTTAAATACAGCACCTATACAGCAATTTATTTCACAAGTTAAGAGTGCTGATGCAAGTCAAGCAAAGGAAATAAAGTTAACAGCCCAACAAGCAAAAAGACTTGCTTTTACCTTAGGCGAAGTAATGTCTAGATTAAATGGTGATCTTGAACAGATACTTGCACGTAAAAACTCAGGTGCCGATGATGTAATCCAAGTTAAAATGGATAGCGGTTCTAATTGGTAATAGGTAAATTCAGTTTAGGTATTGTAGGATTTACACATATTCAAGGACAATGGACTTGGGACGTTCTAGTTGTACGAGGCAAACACTGTTATAATATACCTGTACCTTATCCTATATATAAAATTATACACTACTTTTGGTCTAAAAAGTTGTCTAAAAAAGGATAAATATATGCGTACTTAATAAGATAGGAACGCATATGAGTAGACCAAAACCAACTATATTAGCAGAGCATATTGATAAAAAAACGTACAAAGCTGATCAAGTATTACAAGCAGAAGCCATCTGGGCTGTGTTTTACGAAAACGCTCCGTTTAACTTAAAAAGTTCAAACGTTCTTACAAGCTACCCAGGACCTAAATACAAAAAAACTAGTTTTTCAAATCCGGGGCATGCACACAACCTTGCTACAAAAATGAATTCTCTTTTTAAAACAGATCTATTTACTGTTGTTAAATTAACTTCAGGTGAAACTGTTGAAGAATGAACTGGAAAGAAACATACACAAAAGTATTCTTAAAACAATCAGGTAAAGCTATAAGTGAATTATCTGTAAAAGAGTACCTTCCTCTATGGTGGAAGAACACTCGAGAAAAAGACACCGGCGGACTTCGTCTTACAGATGCCGGTTTTGAAT